GACGCAGTGAGTTCAGAGCCTGGGCTTCGACGATGTCTTCGATCAGACGGCTGTACTCGTAGTGCTTGTTGATCAGAATCTGGACTTCAGACTCAGTTGCAGCGATCAGCGTGACGGCATTGGTTGCCACTTTGGCCGAGGCGCTACCACGGGTTGGGGCAGGAACGTGAACGGTGTCACCTTTCTTGCCTTTGAAGTTCATCTTCATAACGACGTTGGCCAGAACCAGGTTCTTTTTGTAGGCCGCAACAATTTCATCACTCCAAATCTCTGGAATGAACGTTGCTGCTGTCGTTGTCGTTACGCTATTTGCTGGGCTAAATGCGGTTGCCATGTCTAACTCCTAAAGTCAAAAGTAAATTATTTGACCCGGCCCTCTGCATACGCCGCCATAATTTCGTCGGACAGCGCGTCATATCGAGCTGGATCGGTCATTTTCAGCCGAATAAGGTCAGCTCTGCGGTAGACGCGTTTTGAACTCTCCCCGGTGCCGCCTGTGTCCACTTGCGCTGCTTTTAGCGTCTGCTGGCGAGCCTCCTTACCAGATTGCTCGACCTGCTTTTGCTTAATGCCACGCAACTGTTTGTAGGTGCTTAGCAATTCATTGGCCGCATCGAAGTCAAACTGCGCATCGGCTCTGGCGTAGAGTTCGAGTCGTACCTGAGACGATTTAATCCATGTCTCAAAGTCCTTGTCGGCCCCGATTTCCATGAAATCTGGGTGTTCTTGCGCCAGACGCTGCTGAGTTTGCATCCGTTTGAACTCGATACCCGCCTGGCGGGCAGCGACAACATCAGGATGTGTCTCAACGGTCTTCTGAATCGCCTTTTTAGGGTCATCAAAAAAGTCTACTTCAGGCTCTACCTGCTCAACAGGTTGAGATTTTGACGAGAGATTCTGCTTAATCAGCTCATCGGCTAGTTTCCGCACTTCCCCGACTTCCTGCGCCTGCCTTCCAATGACCTTTTCGGCCTCTTGGTGCATCTTGACAATGTCCTCGATCGACTTGCCGCGATAGCGGTCAGGTAGTTCTGGGACTTGTGGCGCTGCTAGTTCAGGTAGTTTTGCTTCCTCTGCCTCTAACTCACTAGGCATCTCTGGTTCTTGGTCAATCAACATGTCGAAGTTCCTTTTCCTGCCATCTTTTGGTTCTCAGGATTAAACATGAACAGGGCATTTCTGCTTATCTGTTCGCCTTCTGCTCGGATTTTAGCTTGTCTCGGTGGCTTTTATCAAACTTTGCGTGAGCTGTAGGAAACGCTCCCGACCACCCTTCCAATTTAAACGCCGGCGCAGATATGGTGCGGCTGGCCGTCTTGCCGCAATTGCAACGAACTACCTTGTTTTCATACTCGACAAATCGTTCGATGCGCTCTCCGCTTTCGCAGAGAAATTCAAATATCTTTCTCATTGAGTGCCTCGTATGCCTCTTCGCTGACCTGTTTCAAGGTTTTCAGCCAGTTTAGGATAGATAACTCACCCTTCTTAAATTGTAAATCTTTTTCGTCTTGGATTGTAGCGACGTTATTCAAAGACGTTATCATTAAGTCAATATCTTCCAGTAGATCGCGCCACCCCTGGTGGGTCATCATGGCGAACCGATCTTCATAATAGCGCTGCAGTTCGGGCGTCATGCTCATTATTCCCACATGATATTGATTGTTCCTGCATCAAAGGTATCTGTACCGTTAGCTGTGGTAATACGTACACGGTCTAGTGTGCCTGACAAAGCCGGGGATACGCCCCCGGCGTAATATGTTGCCGCAGAATCTCCTCGACCATAAACACCACTATAAGCCCAAGTATTTGACCCTAATAAGCAAATTGTTGCAATTCCTTGGTATGTATTGCCAGAAGCAACAGAAAGAGTAACTGCAAAGCCAGAGGTCAAGTTTGCGGCACCAGTTCCGCCAGAAGAAACAAAAGAACCAGAACCAACATAACTTGACGAAGTAATTGAGCCAGAGCCGATTTGAATCTGAATATTGCTTGTCCCGCTTGTACTAACCCCACTAAACATCACCGTAATCCGCTTCGCCGTACTAGGTATACCAGTAAAGTCAATGCTAGTGCCTGATGCTGTAACAGCCGTTCTGCTAGTAGGAGCGTCTGTCATTCCTATTTGTACTTTAGTTAATGGCATGATTAGTCCTGATTAGCGGAAGACGGAAACACAAGCAACTTCTTGATCTCTCAATGCTGGAGTAGCATCAAAGTTTGTAAAACGCAATCTAATTCGTGTGGTTGTCATGCCAGCAGCCCCATCAGTTGCGTTAGTAGGAGTTCCGTTTGTCGGATATGCGGCATCTCCACCACCTGCTACTTCTTGTTTTGATCCAATATGGTAAGCGTAATTTGCGTCACTCATTGCCGTAGTAAAGTTAACCGTGTAATCACCCGTACCATTGTCAGTAATACTCGATACGTTTCCACTAGCCCGAATAGCCACAGTTCCAGTGCCATTAAAATTAACCCAAGCCCTGCATCCATAAGCCGTAGCAACAGAGCCGTAGCCAGAGTTAAATTTAAAGTTAGCACTAGAATCAAACTCACCTACTTGAGTACCACCTTCAGTAAATCCAATCCTGTCAGCACCGGGGAAGTAAATACCTGTATTCGTATCACCCGTAGAATATATCGGCGGGTTCGTCGCAGAGCCAGCAATAAACTCCATCGTTCCTGTCATTGAAGCTACTACAGGAAGACCTAAGTACAGCACAGCAATATTGCTTGTACCGCTAGGAGGCGCAGGGCTAAACGTTATCGTCGTGCCTGAGACAGAATAAGTGTTCGGGTTCTGTACTACGCCAGAGATTGAGACGATGATCGACGTAGAACCTGCCGGTGCATAGGACAGTGTGAAAGCCGTAGTTGAGCCGTTCCCTGAAAATTGATCGAACGGGAAAGCTGCTGTGGTTGGGACATTGCCTACGTATGCCACGGTTACTCCTGTTTGTCTTTAGGGTTCATGGTTGTCCTTTAGCGGAAAATTGCTACGTTAAGATAATCAGCGTCTGAGTTTGTAACACTCACAATTACAACGTTAAATCTAAAAGCGGATGTAGTTGGAGCAACAGTATTTCCAGAGCCATCTACTGACGCAGATGTAATTGGTTGCCTACCAACTGCATTTCCCCCCGCAGTTATATTTGCTGAATAATTAACATCCGGCATCGCCGTAGTAAAATTAACCGTATAGTTTCCAGTGCCGTTATCCGTAATACTCGAAACATTACCAGACGCACGAATAGCTACTGTGCCTGTTCCGTTAAAGTTCACCCACGCTCTAGCAGAATAGGACGGCGCACTACCTGACGCTGTGGTCAATGCCGTAGCTGTCGGCGCTACTAAACCCGACGCTAAACTGTCCGTCTCTATTTTGCTTATTGGCATATCAAACCCCTAGTGCTGCTTTGATCTCGTCTGGTGTTGCTGCTGCGTCAATCTGTGTCTGGATAGCTGCGTACTTCTCACGGATGATCTGACGCTGTGCTTCTGCGCCATCTGCTGCACCGGGGATCTGCTTGGCAATAGCCTCGTCATAAGGCTTAAACTCTTCAGCACGAGCAGCACGGCGCATATCGTGACCGATAGCCTTAGCCTTTGTTACGTCAATTACGATGCCCATGACCAAGCTCCTCTAAAAGTACGGTCTGACGGTACTTCAGACACATCTACAATCTCAAACGGCTTGCCAGCAGGTACGTCCTTGGCTGCGATTTCTTCAATTGATAGACCGCAGTCAGCAGGAACAATAACGGCTACTCCACCGTCATCAGTTGGGTAAATAATTCTTTTCATTTTGTCCTCTTAGCGGAATATTGCAACATTTATGTTTGCAACATCAGTAAGCGTTACTGTTGAAGCTGTATAGCTTGTTACTCTTACATAAGTTGTTGCTTGTGGAGTCCCTGCTCCGGGCATTGATGGCGATTCTGCAACCCTTCCATAACCAGAAGCTCCAAAACCGCAAGTTGCTGAAACACTATAGTTTGCATCACTCATAGCAGTAGTAAAATTAACCGTATAGTCACCAGTACCGTTATCAGTAATACTCGTCACATTCCCTGACGCACGAATAGCCACTGTGCTTGTACCGTTGAAGTTCACCCACGCTCTAGC